CGCTATCAAATGGCTCGACAGGGCGCACCTGACGCATGGCAAGGGCTGAATGATCCCGGTCCAATACTCCTGTGATGATTGCGGCGTGAAGGATGCGCTTGTCCTTGTGCCTCCTCGCGAGGCCGCCGAGGACATTGAGCATTGGATAGAGCAGGTCTGCGCCGTAGCTATCAGCATCCACCATTCCAGGCGCTCTCCACGCTGCCGGGCTATTTCTATGGCGCATGTAAAGATACCGATGCCTGCCGAGGAAGGTGGGCGTGTTGGGGACATGACGAAGCAATGACCTGGCAAATCCTTTGTGATCCTGTCATTGAGCAGTATCTAGCGGCTTGGGCGTTCTGTTGCGCGGGGTTGCTGGCAGTTCCAACTATCCTCTTTTGGTGTGCTCACGACCATTTGAAGCACCGTCTCAAATGACGCAGCGCTGTATATACGAGGACCCAAAGTCCTATAAGTGCTCCCACCAAGAGCGTGCTCGCACAGGGGACCTTGCTAAGTTCTTTGGGAAGGAGCCGGCTTGCTTACTGCTTAGCGCAGATCGCTGCCCTTACCAGAAGCCAGAGGCACCACCGCAGCCAGGCGACAACGCCATCCTTGCGATAGGCCGGAACCGCCATCTTCCAGAAGCATTCATGGAACAATTGAAGAAGACCGAGAACGACGATGGTTGATCTTTCATGAAGATTTCATATTACAGGGTCGGGTCAACCTGGGTCCTCTCACTCCGTACTCGTGATCACCTTTACCATTTGGGAAGCTCATGGTGGTGGAAGCCAATCTTGGCGCTTCCGAGGGCGATATGGGAAGGCTGCCGCTAAATGGCTAAGCGTACCGTCGCTCGCATAGCCAAGCGCGCCTTGAAGGCGGATGACGCCGCTCGTGCTGAGGTCGTGAAAACACCAGGGCCGGCTGGAAGCAAACTTTCCCATGATTCCTATGCCAATTTCCGGCTTTCTGTGGGAGTGGGAACGGACAACAATCTTGGTGGTGGATATAACGGCCAGCTTCCCTATAGCTTCCTTCCGGTAACACGTTGGCGACAGCCTTTGGAATGGGCATTCCGAGGGTCCTGGGTTTGCAAGGTAGCAGTCTCCATTCCTGCTGATGATATGACGCGCGAGGGGGTCGACTTCCTAGGCGACCTGCCTCCAGAAGATGGCGCCAAGTTGCGTGAAGCTGAAACCTCTCTCCTCCTATGGAAGGCGCTGAATCGCGTCATCAAGTGGTCGCGGCTCTATGGCGGCGCCATTGGCTACTTGATGATTGACGGGCAAGACCCGTCCACCCCTCTCCGCGTCGAGACGATTGGCAAAGGGCAGTTCAAAGGCATCCTTCCGCTTGATCGCTGGCAGATTCAATCCAGTGTTTCGGACTTGGTGACTGAGAAGGGACCATTCGTCGGCCTCCCGAAGTACTACACGATCCTGGCGGATGCCCCGGCACTCCCACGGATTAAAATCCACCATACGCGCTGCATCCGCCTGATCGGCGTTGAGCTTCCGTATTGGCAGTCCGTTATGGAACAGGGTTGGGGCTTGTCGGTCCTCGAGCCTTTATGGGATCGCCTGCTTGCTTTTGATTCGGGAACCATGGGCGCTGCGCAGTTGATGCACAAGGCCCACCTTCGCACCTACAAGATGAAGGGCTTGCGGGACGCTATTGCGCAAAGCTTCTCCGATACCCAATCATCCGCCTTCCAGCAAATCCAGTTGCTACGGCAGTTCCAGTCCAACGAAGCTATTGCCCTGATCGATGGCGACGACGAGTTCCAGGTGGACCAGACCACCAGCTTCACCGGGATGGCTGATGTCCTCGTCCACTTCGGCCAGCAAATCTCCGGGTCGCTCGGTATTCCATTGGTGCGCCTGTTCGGCCAGTCTCCTGTTGGCTTGAACTCGACCGGTGAGTCCGACCTGCGCAACTATTACGACATGGTCTCCGCTGAGCAGGAAGCCAACCTCAAGGTGCCTTGCACGTTGGTCTACCGTGTCATGGCGCGTTCATTGGGGATCACGCTGCCGGATGGTTTCGGCATCGAGTTCTCGCCGTTATGGCAGCTCTCCGACAAGGAGAAGGCTGATATAGCCGGCGCTGTGACGACTGCGGTGGATACGGCGATGGAGGCGGGCATTATCGACAAGCCCACAGCGATGAAAGAGCTTAAGCAGTCCTCGGAGACCACCGGTGTCTACACCAATATCACCGAAGAGGATATAGAGGCAGCATCGTTGGAGCCCCCGCCCAACATCGAGTTGCCGCCAGCGCCGGGAGAGAAGGGTGCTACAGGCGCGAAGCCTGCCTTGGTAGGTGCTATGGGCCGGCCCCTTTCTATGGATGAGCTACCTATCCGTTATGTCCATGGCATGGAAATCTTTGTCGAGACGCCTAAGGGTGATCTGCGCCATGGGATCAATGCAGCCGGCGACATCTGGCAGGTGCGGATGCCATCCGACTACGGTTTTATCCGGGGGACGGCATCTGCGGAAGGTCCCTTTGAGCAATTCGATTGCTATCTTGGCGACACGCTGATGAGCGAGCGGGTGTGGGTTGTCTCCCAGAAGGACCTGGCTACTGATCTGTTCGACGAAGAAAAGGCGATGGTCGGGTTCCGGAACGCCGCTACCGCCTTGAAGTGCTACGCTGACAGCTTCTCTGATGGCCGTGGCATGGAACGGATTATGAAGGTCCAGGAGATGCCCGTCGCCAAGTTCAAGGCTTGGCTGGAGCGTGAATGGCCGCACGGGAAGGAAGAGGCGGCGTGAGCCGTTGGTGGCTCCTTGTCGCTTTCTTTGTTATGGGCACCGCTCGTGCCGAGGCTCCTCCCGACGCCGACCCGGCACTGATCGAATGGTTCCAGGCTCAGCACAACAAGGATGGGATTAGTTGCTGCGGCCAAGGCGACGGCCACCTGCTCGATACGAATCACTGGCGCGCGCATGGCGACGGCTATCAGGTTCTCTCAGGGCTCGGCTGGATTGACGTGCCGCCCGACAATGTAGTTGATCTTGCGCGCAACCCTACCGGCGAAGCGGTGGCGTTCTATATCGGCGATGGGAGTGCTATCGGGACTATCTTCTGCTTCATCCTGCCGGAGATGAGTTGATGTCTCCTTTCGAGCAGGAACTAGTTCGTTGTATTCCTATGCTGCGCCGCTACGCCAAGGTGCTCTCTCATGGTAGGCCGGGCGATGACGACTTGGTGCAGACGACGCTCCTCCGTGCCCTTGAGAAACGGGATTATTTCCTCCTGGGGACCAATATGCCGGGATGGCTTGGCTCCTTGATGCACAACGCCTACGTGAACCATATCCGGCATGAAGTCAGGCGGCCCAATGGGACGGAAGTTCCTATCTACGATATGGATATCGCTATAGCGCCGGCGCAGCCTGTGAAGCTTGAATGGATTGACGTACGCCACGCGATAAAGGCATTGGCTCCCGAGGAGCAGTCCATACTTTCCATGTGTGGCGCCGGCTTTTCTTACAAAGAGATGCAATGCGTTGCCAACATTCCCATGGGCACCGTGCGGTCCCAGGTTTCACGAGCGCGTGCTAAACTTAGGAGGGCGGAATGCCGCTAAAGCAAGGGTCCTCGCGCAAGACTGTTGGCGCGAACATTGCGACGGAACTCAAAGCAGGAAAGCCACAGAAGCAGGCGGAGGCGATAGCCCTGTCCAAGGCGCGCGGCGACATCGCCGGCCTTGTGAAGGACGCCGCCAAGGTTGCTCGTGGCCGTGACGAGTTAAAGAAGCTGAGGAAGAAGGTTTAGTTCCCATGGACATCTTCCAATCCCATAAGCACATTGCTACTGCCCTCGCCGCTATCACGGCGTCGCTTACGCGCATCGAAGCGCTCGTTATTAAACTATCAACCCAGGAGCACAAAGACATGACCGCGACCGACGACGCCATTACGGCTCTTACCACCCAAGTCACCGCCAACACCACTGTCATCGGCAGCGCCGAGGCGACCATCAGTGGTATCGCTGCTGCACTTGCCACGGCCCTTGCGGCAGCGGCGGCAGGAGGCGCGACCTCAGCCCAGCTCGCTGAGCTGACAGCCCTTCAGTCGACCCTCGCCAATGACGATACTGGCCTTGCTGCTGCCGTCGCTGCGAACACGCCCGCCGCCGGCCCGTAAGTTCTGTCAATACATCGGCGCGAGCGGGGTGCATAAAAACGCGCGCCGCTCGTCCCGCCCTGTTCAAAGGAGGCCTTGTCATGCTGTTGCTGATCATCATCCTGTTCTTTGTGTTTGGCGGTCTCGGGTACGGGGGATATCGCGGGGGCTATTATGGCGGCGTTGGATTTGGTGGTGGCCTTGGGCTTATCGTCCTTATCCTTGTACTATTCCTCCTGTTTGGTGGGGGCTTTGGCGGAGGCTTTGGGCACTTCGGCTGGCGCTGAATGCTCCAGACGCAGGACCGCTCTAAGGTCCGCCGTGAAACAAAGATTCAGCGTGCCCGTTTCGCTAAGACACGCTATGCGGAACAGGCTTACGCTATTTCGTTGCGCAAGATCGCGCGCCATTGTGGCGAGATCATCAAAGCCTTTCCGCCGTTGGACCCGGCGACGCTTCCCGAATTGCGCCAACTCCTTACGAACTATGCGCAACTCTTGGATCCGTGGGCGCGTGTTGCTGCGCGCCGGTTCCTTGACGATGTAGCGCGGCGAGATGAGAGGGCGTGGACAGCGCATTCGAGGGAGATGGCGCATGAGCTCCGTGAAGAGCTGCGCTCGGTAAACCTCCAGCCGGCGATGAACAAGCTCCTGGCTGAGCAAGTCCAGCTTATCACGTCGATCCCTTTGGAAGCTTCGCAGCGCGTCCATAAGTTGACGCTCCAAGCTTTGGCATCCGGCGAGCGTCCTGCTTCCCTGATTGATGAAATCATGAAGTCCGGCGATGTCGCTGTATCTCGCGCCACACTGATCGCCCGGACTGAGACATCTAGGACAGCGACTATCCTAGTGCGTACTAGGGCTGAGCATATCGGGTCTACTCACTATATGTGGATGGCCGTTCCTGATAAACTGACACGACCAATGCATCGAAAATTGGATGGCAAGGTGTTTGCGTGGACTGATCCGCCAATAGCTGAAGTTGGGGGTCAACGTCATGCTCCGGGCGAGTTTCCAAATTGCCGATGCTGGCCGGTTCCACTTTACAAATGATGGGTAACTGATGCTCTATTCAAATTTACGTTGGCGCGGGTTCCGTGTTTACCCATGGAACATTCCTCAACCGCTTCCTGGCGGTTACCTAATTCTAAATTTGCGGAATAAGAAGCCGTATATAGGAGTTAGCATCAACTTAAGTTTGCGCCTTGGTGCCTACAGTAGCAGCAGACGCGATAGACCAATAAACTATGCGATTCGGAAGTACGGTGCTTCTGCTTTTGTGATCGTGCCCTTATTTTATTTAATGGCGCCTCCTGTAAAAGGAGAACTTGAACGGATTGAAGCGGACCTGATTGTTTTTTGGAATAGTGTTTCTCCGAATGGATATAACCTTTTGCAGGCGAGTGGTGGTGTTGGACCCTATGGTCCCGAGTTCGCGAAAATAATCAGCGCCGCCCAGAAGGGTGTTCCTCATACGCCTGAAGCGCTGGCGATTTGCCGAGCTGCGGCGCAGGACCCAACTCGGCGTGCGAAGATATCGGCGGCTTTGACTGGGAGGAAAATGTCGCCGGAACGAGTCAAACAGATTTCTGAATCCCAAAAAGGCCGTAAGCACTCGGATGAGACTAAAGCACGGATGTCCGCATCACGTATGGGCATGGTAAGGCACCCCCATACGGAAGAAGCGAAAGCACGCATGCGTGCATCACTTCGTGGAAGACCGGCATGGAATAAGGGTATTCCTCATTCCGAGGACCGTCGGGTTAGTATAAGTGTAGAGCAAAAAGCGGCTTGGGCTGATCCAAATAAACGAACAGCTCGGGTTGAGAAAGCAAGAGCGACGTTGCTTATAAGGGGACGCAAAAAGCCTGTATGGACGCCAGAAATGCGGGAGCGAGCAAGTGCTACTCAGCGTGGAATTAAAGGGCGTCCTCACACGGAAGAAGAAAAAGCAAAAATAAAAGCGTCCTGTAAACTGTCTTTCAAGGCTCGTGTCCTTGAGGCTTTGATTGCTGCCGCGTAATCTCTATCCGAAGGAGGACCACCACCATGCTCTCGTTCTATCGTAGGCTCCCTCGCTCGCAGCGGGAAGTGTTCTCAACCTTCGGGTTGATCATCGCCGTCTTGGCGCTCAGCATCGTCTCGGCTCTTGCGCAGGTGCCGGCGAGCGTTCCGCCATACAACACTATCCAGAGTACCTTGTTCTCCAATACGCTGGCGACCGTCCCCGGCACCTACAATTCGCCACAGCAGATCAACCTTGACGGCACTGGCGTCTGTTGCACGTTTAACGCTACTGCTTCGTCCGGCGCCCCGACGACGGTCTTTGCCATTCAAGGCTACGATGCAGCTTCGGCTACTTACCAGACCATTGTCGCTTCAGGCACTGTCACTCTTGGGACAGCGACCCCCCTCCAGAACATCATTGAAGTGGCGCCGGCTATCGCGGTCTCGTCCTTACCGACCGGTGTTCTCGCTGCCGTTAATCTCAAGATGCCCCGGCTTTGGCGTTTGCAGGAGGTCTTAGCTGGCTCCACTGGTCCTGCGCAGACTTCAACTATAGACTGCGCCAAATTCCGCTAACGGACTAATGCTCTGGTTTGCCGTCGCCTTCGCAACGACGACGGCTTACACCACCGCGGCTGTTTCTGCGGCCTACGCGCCGCGGTGGTGGGCGTTCTTTCTCGGGGCCGTATTACTTCTCCTAGCGGCGCCTCTGCTACACCCGAAGCTCGGCCACGTCCTGTTTGCGGTATTCCTCGCTTACGCCGCAGCAAGTTTGGTCTGGGCTCCTACCTTTGGAGGCTCCGCCTACCTATTTGAGTTGGTGGCGGCTTTCGTTATATTCTGCGCAGCCGCAGAAGCTCCAACCCTGACGCCAGCCTGGCTTGGTCTCGTCTATGGTATCTGGCTCCAAGCTGGGCTCGCCCTGGCACAACGATTTGGCTTCCACCCAGTCGAGGCTGCCACATCCATGGTGGCTGGCACCTTCTGGAACAAAGACTTCCTAGCGGAGGCTGCGGTTCCAGCTCTCGTGTTCTGCCTCATGACGCGGCGGTGGTTGCTTGCTGTTGGTCCTATCGTGGCGATTGTTATCCCTGAGGCACGGGAAAGCATCCTGGCTCTTGCGGCTGCCGGCTTGCTCTATATTGCTTTCGTCTGGAAGCGCTTCTTCGTCGCTGGAGGATTGGTGGTTATCTCTGTGGTGCTAGGGCTCCTGTTTGTCCAGTACGACGGCAACCACATTACCTCGGTGGATGCGCGCTTCACCATTTGGCAGATTGCTTTAGCCAATCTAACGCCCTTTGGGCACGGCTTGGGTTCCTTTGCGACGATGCTCCCGGCTTTTGAGTACGCCCACTCGGAGCCAATCCAGTTCTTGTTTGAACTTGGAGTAGGGGCTGCTGCGATCATCATCCTCTTTACGACCGCCCTTTGT